TTTCAGATGAATTTGATATATAATATTTTGTTTCTGTTGTTAATGTTTCTCCACCAGTTAATATTTCTGATGATGAATCGTCGTAGCTTAATGTTTCAAATGTTGTTGCTACGTCATTTATAACCTTTGTTGTATCAACTTCAGATAAGTCAATAGCTAAAGGTAAGTTTATAATATCACTTGATACTATTTCCATTTCAAATGGTTCTTGTAAATTATCATTACCTAATGTTGATTGTCTGAACATATATTGTTCAAATGCTGATAGGCTTGTTGTTCCTCCATCAAGTATAGTTGATCTACCAAATCTTTCAACTGCACCTTTGGTACCTTTTTGTTTAATAACACCTTGATGAAAGTTTGTAATAGTATTTTTGTTTAGTCCCAATCCACTTACCCAATCTCTATCAATGTTACCAATAGTTAAATCTTTTGACTTAGTAATTGCTGGATTAAATTCATCTACATCAGTTCTGTAAATGTCATCAACAGATTGTACTGCACTATCAAAGTTTTCAACAATGTGATCACCAAACACCAAGTAACCTGGTGCTTTCTTTTCACCATTCCATTCTTGTGTACGTTGGCCTCTGATTAATAATCTTTGTTGTCTTTTATTTTTAACATCGTCATATAAGTCAACACCTAATGCTGTTTTATTTTCAAATATTAATGCGTGTTCAAAGTTTGTAGTAGCACTAGTGATACTTCCAATAAACTTTTGATTTTTAGTTTCAACTGATACTATTCCATCTTGTCTGTTTATACTTAAATCGCTATGCTGAATCTTATTGCCAAACATATCAAGTATGCTATTATTGTTATAGCTTAATTCGTTATAAGGATAAACCGATCCTGACTCAGGAGTATAAGTAAGTCTTCTTCCTATCTGTAATATATAAGTATCATTTTCTTCAGCAGTACTTGTCCAATTAACAAAGTCAGCCGCGTTTTGATCACCTTCAAACTGTAGGTTATATCCTTGGCTTTCTAAATATTTCCAGTAACCTCTAACAAAACTATAAACATCTTGTATCTTACTAACCTTACTGCCAAACTCTAATGTGCTAGGTGTACTTACAAATTTATTATATCTTCTTACCGTAGCACCGTTAATAGTCTGTAATTCAAAATCTGTTCCATTGCTAATATTAGGTTCAAAGAATTTAAATTCTCTTTTATTATCTGCTACACCAGTTACAGTATATGCATCTGGAGTTTTAGTAATTAATACTATAGATGCGTTAACAAAATCATTAGCTGTACCTTCATACATTGAGATATTATAATCACTATCGCCAAATTCAAAATCACCATAGTAACTAGTTTCTCCAAAGATGTTTAATAAATGTTTACTACTATACCCTTCAAGTTTTTGTAATAATTTTGTTGTTAGATTATTATACAACTCTTTAAAGTTTTTATCTAACTGTTTTCTTAAAATGTAATTATGTTGAGCCTGTGATATTCCGTTAGCTACATATGATACTTCTTTTAATTCTAATTCGTAACTAACTGTTACACCGCTCATACTATCACTATACGAAAGTATAGGTTCACCTGTAAAGTGTGTTCCTCTACCTACCATACTTGTTGCAGTAATTTTGCCACCTGTGGATTTAAATCTTGCAGTACCTAAAACACTATCGTAGCTATCTAATAAGTAAAACTCGTTTGTATCAGTTAATCCTGAACTACTTAATATCTTAATACTGTTAATAGTTTTATAAGTTTCACCAGGCATAGTAAAACAAGAACTATTTAAATATCTTTTAGTATATGATGTATAGTAATCTCTTACCTTGCCAGGTTGAAAATAATCTGACCATGCTCTAGTAGGATTTAATTTTAACATAGCATTAACAGTCATTGCCTGACCTAATGCAGATTGACGCCATTCTATTTCTACAGGACCCCAATCACCAAACACAAATTCTTGTGCGGCATCTGAAGCTGTAGGAGCACCTAGTACTGTATCGGGATTTACTAAATCACCGTTTGTATCTACAGGACAATTATTAGTAAAGTCCCAATAACGTCTTGCATATTTTATATCTTGTTCTGTATCTGGCGATGCTTGTGGTTTTACAATACCATTTGATAATGCATTAAGTAATGCAGTTCTTTTTGTAGCATCAGTCCAACTAAAGTAGGTATCCCACCAAGTAGGCTTAAATGAATAACCTAACATATGCCACGGTGTTAAGTGTGGTGTAGAGGTGCCAAATACCGTCATATAAGCACCTTTATAATGTCCTGGTAGTTTGTTAGTACCAAACTTATTACCTATGCTTAATGAGCTGTAATTCCAAGTAAATGGATCAGTTTGATCATAATAGTTCGCAATATTTAAACTTGTCTTTTCATTTTTATTAGCCCAAGTTTGATAAAACTTTTCTAAATAATTATCAATGTCTGCTAACTTATACCAAGTAGATATATGTTGACTTGGCATATAATCTGTAGCACTTTTATATTTGTCTTTGATACAATAATCATCTCTATACATTAAATCTTGTACAGGTAGTCCTGCGTAAATTCTTTTTTCTAAATCAAACAATGCCGCGTGTACAGGATCAAAGTTAGCTCCAGTTACATCTGTAATTTGTCCAGTTAGTGTATAAGTATCACCATCGTGTGTGTACAAGGTTGAACCAACTACTTGTGGTTGCATACCATAAGCTAATCCAAGTTTAACCATACTAGGTGGAATATAACATTTGTTATCCATTTGGTTGTATACTACATTAAGTATTGGATTAGTGTTAACATTATCAAGTGCCGCATATGTAAGTTTTAAATATACAGTATCACCAATTATATCATAATCTGTGTCTTTTAATAATATTCTTTCTACTTGTTTATTATTTCCATCGTTTTCAGTTAGATATACATATACATGATCTCTGATATTTTGATCACCGTGTATATCAAATTTTGTTTTAAATTCTTTTACAGTAGTATCTGTTATAGTAAATGTTTCAATATCATATGTGTTATGATATACCATATTAGAATTATTATAAAGTTCTGAATCTTTTTTATTTCTAATAATTTCTTTAATAGCAGATTCAGTTAAAAGTTTTATACTAGAATTATTTGATCCTACAGTATATAATCTTTTAACCTGTGCTAAAAATCTTTTTCTAAATGCATACCAATCATTAGCCTGTTCATTTAATATTGCAGTTATGTTTAAATCTTTATCTGAGTAATTTATATCATGCATTATACTAATGTCTGGATGCACAAACATTGTACCTCCGTAATATGGAGTATGAACAATGCTAGAATAATTATTATCACCAAACATAGTTCCAGAGTAACCTGGATTAACTGTAAGTTTGTCTAACCAATGATCGATTGTTTCACTCATAGTAAATTCATATATACGTTTGTTATTGGCATTATGTTCTAGTGTTTCTGGAAAACTAATATTTGTTGTTGGATTACTTGCATCATTATTTGTCCAAACAAAGTCAACTAAATCTCCTGTAGTAAATAAACTTTGATCAATAACTAAAGTAGTAGCATTTGCACTTACCAAAGATGTTGGAACTGGATTACCGTTAACTTTAACATTGTAAAACAGTTCATCCCAATCTTTTGAAATTGTCATAGATGCTATTTCAGTATTGTCTGCAAGTATAGTAAAGTGATCACCATCGCTGTTTGATCCAGTAACTATTGTAATTTTGGAACCACTTCTAGTTATAGTCATATCTGGTATTGCATTACCTCCAGGATTCTCAATATCAACTGGTCCTGCTAGAAATGTAATAGTTTTTCCTGTTAAATTATTTAATGTAAATGTTTGTTCTACACCAACTAAATGTCTAGTCTTTTTAACAGACTCGTTGTAAGTGCCATCGTTGTTGCATTTAGCTAATACAGTTACATTACCTTTAACAATTACATTATATTCTTCTTCGGGTCTCCAATTATTTTTACCAACTGGTATAGTTAATGCTGTGTCGGGTATTGTAATTTCATACTGTTTAGTTTCTTTGGCGCCTGTTAAAGTTCCTGATGGTTTATAAAATGTTTCTAAGTTTCCTGAGTTTTTAATATGATTATAACCTGCTAATGGTTTTGCATATCTTATATTTTGTATTGTATCGTCATATGATTTTTTGTAGTTTTTAGTTAGTAAGAAATTTTCAAATTCATACTCTGCACCCTTAGGTGTATCTTTATAACTTAATACATGATTAATTTCAGGATCAACAAATGTTCCTGTTCCAACTTTATATCCAAAAATCTTTTCACCGGCAAATCCTGTAGAGTATATATCTTCTAAAGGAATACCTTCACAGTTATAAAATTTGTATAATGGATACTGATTAATTTTTGTTTTTTGTTGACCTAATGTAATTGTATTATTTTTATAATAAACATCTGCATATCTCCAATCTGCGTAAGCAGGATTTGCTACAGAGTTAATTTGCATAACATCATTATCTGCTAAAGTTTTTATAGCAACAAAGTTCAAAGCTGTTTTTTGATAAACTTTAGTATCACTATTATCTATATAAACATATGTAGCATCAATTGGAAGAACAGATAAATCTTCTCCACTTACTACACCATAGTCAATTTTACCTACTTTATTTGCTACCAATGATTTTTCTGCATAGTTCCATAAATTTAATTCTTCATTGTATTCTATAATTGGTCTCTGTGCAATTCTATTTTCATTTAATATTTCAGTAAAATCATGTGTTGGAATTAACTCTTGTACTTTATTAATAGTAGCAAAGTTAACCCAGCTATTTGTTCTACTCCAAGCAGTTTGATATACATCTCCTCTATCTATAACAATATAATCTTTGTTTGGTGTTAGTGGAGCCTGGTGATCCCATTTTTCGTTATCTTCATCGTGTCCATCTAGTGAATTAATTAAAGCAAGTTCGTTAGCAGTTATACCTGCTACATTTGTTGCTGTCCATTTATTATTACTAAATGTAGCATCAACTAATTTTTTAAATGAAACATCTTTTGTTGATGCATCTACTTGTGTAATATAAATTGATTCTGTGTTTGTAGTTTGACCATTGTGAACCCAACCAGCAGTAAATCTTATTAAAGTATTTTCTTTAAACTGTGCAGGATTGCTATCCTCGTTTCCAAAAATAAATCCGTCAAACAAAGGAAGTCTATTTGTATCAGCATTATAAGCATCTACTAATGCTTGTGGCGATTGATTACTAGTAGCCCAATAACTGTTTGCAGTATTTGGAGAAACTCTTACAGGTTCACCAGTATCCCATACACCATAGTTTCTTTTTGATAGTTTACTATAACTATTGTAAACTTTAACTCCATTTGAGTCTTTATATAATTCTAATTTTGTTTCTGGATTATTTGCAGTTACTAGATAAGTTTTATCTTTTACAGTTGAATCCCAACCTGTTCCACTAAATTTTATAATCATGCCAACTTCTAGTACAAACGAATTATTATCGTCAGTTAGTTTATATGCTGGCACACGCAACATATCAATAAGAGGATCTTTGTTCGCTCCTGTATAAACACTTTCGTATACAGGCATTTCTTCAACCCATCTATAATTTTTAAAGTTTAAAAATTTGTCAACATTAATTGGAGGACTAAATGTAAATTTACTTGATGAATAAGACGCATTATAATTGTAAGCATTAAAGTTTTGATTTATTGCATATGTTATATCATCAAAAGAAATTTTGTTAGTTAAGTCTTGGTTATTATTATAAGATACTATAGCAGGTGCTAGTTGAGTTTTGTTTCTTATAGTAGCATCAACACTAGGAGTTATATATTTGTCTGTAGATACTGAATACTTTCCACTATTATTTCCTATGTATCCATTAACTTGTCCTAGCGGTCCTTTTGAAACCATTTGGTCAAGGGTACTATCTAACCAACTTTTATTAATGTCTGTTTGAAAAACATTAGGTAAAAAGTTACTAGTTTTAATTTTGTTTACCTTGTTTGGGCCTGCTTTCTTTTTAGACATTTATTATGTTCCTGCTCTAATGTTTTCATCTGTTATATTCTGAATAATGTCAATATCGTTAACACTTACGTCGGGAATAATAAGTTCGTCGCTGTTTGGTAAAAACTCAAACATATCACCAAATACACTACCTGAACCCTGTGGCACAATAACAAAACTACTTAACACACCTGCAAGTTTTTTATGCACGTATGCCGCTAATTCTGTAAAGTAAAATGTTTCTCCAAAATCCCAATTTGAAGAATCAAAAAATTCTTTAATAGACTCTACAGTCTTATTTTTTAAATCAGTGTCAGTTATATTTGATCCTATAAGTTTAATTACTCTGAATCTTGCTTTCAATGCATTTTCTGCATTTGCACCAAACAAACATTTGTATCTTATAGGTTTATAAACTATAGTATCACTCATAGCTTTCTTTTCACCACTTGACGCAAACATCTGTCCTAGTTCATAACTTGTTGGTGGTAAAGGCATATTTGGAATTGTACCTAATAGCCAATTTTTATATTCTGTATCATATGCTGTAGTTAAAGCAAATACATCAATAACGTTTGTAAAGCTAGGATCAACTACTTGGTTGTCAGAAGCAATATGCTCCCATTCAAAGTTCATATTTTCTTTACCTGTATAAAAAGTGTCGTCTACTGATATTTGCGTTGATCCTACTGTATCAAAAAATACTTCAGGATTATCTGGTCTACTATCTGCATTACCATCCACAAGTACTAATCTATAAGTGTTTAGTCCTAACTGATCGTATCCATATACATAAAATTTTCCTAGTTTAGCAATAGCATTATTTGAAACACCTAATGCTTGTATGCAATCTCTTTTTGATTTTTTAGTAAAAGAACTAATTTCCATTTCGTTTTGAATATTACCAAGGCGAACAGAATTACTAGTAAAGTTAAATCTTATAGTTCTTAAATGTATATCATATTGTTGATTATTATAATTAAAATATATTGACCAACTAGCATCTTCTAAATCAAAGTTATCAGGAAATTGTGTATTGGTACTAAATGTTTCAGGGCTAGTATCTACTTCCCAACTTTTATTTTTATAATTATATTTTATACTAAATGATCTTTTAGAATCAATATAAGCAATAATAATATTTCTTTCACTTGTGCTAAAGTTTCTCGACAATGCTGGATATATAATATCTAATGTACTATTAGATGGAATGTCAGTATCAAGAATAATTGATCCTATACCATCGTTTTGAACACCAGTTGGTTCACCTGCACTTGTTCCTGTACCTTCTATACCTAAACCATAATTGAATACATCTGTAACCTTTGCCCATTTGCTACCACTTGATGTTGTAAATTTAAGTAAAGCACCAGGGGTTATATATTGCATATATGAGTCTACTGTATCACCAACTCTAACAATATCATTATTAGTATCAGTTATGTATCCAGTCTTAACACCACTTACGGTTTGACTTGGACTTTGCCATACAAAAGAATCTGCAGTATAGTTATGTTGTGTTCTTAGTCCACTAAATGCACTTCTATATTTTGTATAGTATAAATTTATATATTCGTCATTGTTAATAATATCTTTTACATATTTGTTAAACAGTTGACTTGAATTATATGAACCACTAGTCGAAGATGTATGTAATCTTTCATCTTGATATAATCTAGCATCATCGCCTTGCAAGTATAAATTACTGTATTCACCTGTAGGATCAATAAATTTTGAATATCTGCTGTGTCCACTAAATGTTCTGTTTACACTTTTTACTTTTACTACTCCACCTGTGTTATTAGATAATATAGTATTGTAGTCTTGAGCAGTAATCATTCTGTCTTGACTTGCATAATTCTTAGGTGCATTTTCTCTTATACTATCTAGCGATTCACTTGATGTAGCATTTGTAATTGCTTGTTTTAATTGTAAAGTAAATACTGCATTATAAGTATTACCATCACGTCCTGTATAGTTTACATTAATTTTTTTGTTAGTTAAATCATCTGGACGTACCACATAAGATGAGTTCTCACTTGGTCTATACCAAACTCTAATTGTGCCTTTTGGGATATTACCAAAAGTTCTATCAGGAAATAAAATTGATATTTCATTGTTCTCTCTAGTCTTAACACTAAAGATATCTCTAATACCTGATGCTAAATTATTATAAACTATATTGCTATTAACATCTTTAACTTTAGTCCATTCTTTAATAAGGTTTCCGGTTGTACTTATATTTTGTACAAAGCAATCTGTGTTATTAATATTAGGGATAGTAATATCTAATACATTACTATCAATTGGATCTTCAATAGCAAAATCTTGATATGATAATTCACCTTGTTTTACTCCAAAGAAGAAACCTGTGTTAGCACTATTGATTCCTCTGCCGTCATTCTTAAAATACATTCCAATGTTAGAAACTGGATCTGGAGATTTTTCTTTGAATGTTAAATTAGTTTCATCATAATCACTGCTAATAATATTAAATGTTCTTGTAGAACCTGTTACTACACCTTCAACATCAAACTTAATTTGATTTGGTGTATTATTTAAATCGTAAAAATCTGTTCTAATATTATTAAGTACTACACTTTTATTTGGACTACCATATTGATTACTATTTTGTAAAGTTGAATTTACTATGGTAATAAAATCATCTAAGTTATTAACATCATTAGTAACTTCATATTTAATTTCTTTTCCACCTAAACTTGTTCCTGCACTACCAATAACTGCTTCGTTTGTTTTAACTGCAACAACTTTCATTTCACCATACGCAGGCACATTACGTCTTGGAGAGTATCCTAAAAATTCAGCTAATTTAAAAACTGATTCTTGTTTTTCTGCTGTTGTTAAAAAGTTATTTCTAGCATTAAGATCTACTCTGTATGCTAGGTTGTGTCCAAATTGAGCTACTACATCAAGTAGTGATACAAATTCAGCTGATTCAATCCAGTCATTATAATTTTCTGGATATGTGTTACGGACATAGTCAACCATTGCAGTTCTAATTGTATCATAATCAAATGCTTGAAAGTTAGCATTAACGTAAGATTCATAAACTACAGTATAGTCTTCTGCCGCAAATATTTTATTTTGTCTAGTTTTTTGTGCCATGTTAAATCTCTGCGTCCTGTTCCCTATCGAACTTAATTTGCAAATCTATTGCTGTTGTAGTAGGTAGGTATGTTAAATTTACATTAACTGTAACATAATGGTCATCTTGTACTACACGAACATTTGTATCGTTAACTGTAAAACGAGGATCGTAGTTTACTACAGCAAATACTTCATTGCGTATAGACTCAATAGTATCATCATCTAATGGTTCAAATACATAAAAAGGCAAGTCACAACCAAAAGTAGGGTCGGTCCACTTCTCTCCTTTACGTATATGAAAATGGTTTAACAGGTCACGTTTAGCTAGTTCAAGACCAGAAAGTCCCTTGCTAGTATAAGCCTGTTCAACTGTTGTATATCCTATAATCTCGCTCATACAACTATTTATGCGATTTATTCTGTTAGTAGTTTATGATTGTATAATTAGCTTGTAAAGCTATTGATTTAATTGATTTATTAGTGATCTCTTTCTACTTTCAGAAAGATTTGGCAAAAATCTACTAGTTTCTGCGTAGTATACATACTCAGCTTGAGCCTTTTGTTTATCCGTTAATTGAAATGTACTATACTCTTTTACCAGCTGTTGAATACCTTGTTCTTTAATTAAAGATCTATTTTTATATTGTCCATAGTCTGCTAAGATAATTATTTTTGATTCAGCTTGTCTTTGTGTTCTTTGAGATCCACCTAAAATTAATGCAGTAGCAACATAATCCCATTTCTTTTCTTCAATAAATTCGTATATACGAAATTTTCTATCTTCAGTACCAACTGATGTAATATCATTAGTAAACCAATATAAACTTAATAACCCATCGTATTGGCTTTGAGATAACGTATCAATTGGTAAGAGTTTTTTAAATCTTCTTTCTCTATCTTTAAAAAGTTCTATCCAAGCAGTATATGCTGAATCTTCAGTTACTCCATTACCTTCTATGTCATCTACTGTTGTACTTTTATAACCTATTTTTGTTATGCCATCAACAGTTTTTTGATATCCACTCCAACCCATAGTTCTAATAATATAGTTCATAACATTATCACTTGCTTCTAAGTCTTTTACAAATACTTCATCTCTAGCCGTGCTTGTATCTATTATAGAAAATAAACTAAAGTCAATTAAAGTTTTATCATTAACAACGTTTCCAAAATTAAAAGTAGGCATTATGCTGTATTTCCTTTACCTGTAACAAATGTTTCTTGGTTATCAACACCCAACCATGGATGCTTCTCTGGAACTCTACTTGCAACACTAACTTTAACATTTTGGTTTTGAGTTTGATTTTGTATTGTTGTTTTTGTAGCTGGTGTAGGTTCTGGTCCATTCATATCTATTCTTGCACCTTTAATAATTTGGTTACCTGCTACAGTTAAATTATAATTTACGTCACTTTGTATATTTAAATCAACTGCACTATAGATATCAATACTTCCAACACTTGTTTCTAATTTTAAACCATCACCACCTGTGCTTTTTATATTAACACCCATTTCTGCCTGCATATTAATACTGCCTTTAGCATGAACGTTATAGTCGCCTTCTGTGTGAACACTTACTCCACCCTTGCTATAAACATCAACTCTACCTTGTTGATCCATTTCAATCCAAGCATCGCCATTCTGTGTTGTAACAAAAATAAAACCTTTAGTGTCTTCAAGTAATACTTGAGCACCACCATGTGTTCTTAATCTAATATTTTTACTATTACCTTTTTCGTCTCCATCGTCCATTGTAAAAGTATGTCCACCACGTGTTGTTATACCAAACACTTTACTTGGACTTTCTCTTCTAGCACTACTCTGACTATGTCCTCTTGTATAATCTAAACTTAATCCTTGTTCGTTTAATACTGCCTGAAACCATTCATTCATTGGTTTAGTATCTGCATCATTTTGATCATATGGGTTTTTTTCAACTGCTGGACCTAAACTCTTTTCTCCGTTAGCATAAATTTGTCCACTAGCATTTCCACCCATCATAGAGTTTCTATCTTTGGCTATAAGGCTTCCTACTACAATACCTTGTTCTAAACTACTTGTATATGCAACTAGTACATTTGTTCCTACTTCTGGTGGCTGTGGCCAAAATCCATAACTTACAGGAGCTTGTGCTTCTTTGGTTGCGTCATCGCCACTATCTTTAATTTGTGTATGCCCACCCATGGGTATTGATAGTAAACAAATTCTATCTGTGTCTTTGGAACCAAAATCTGATATTCTAACTTTAATCCTGCCAGTATATAACGAGTCACTGTTTTCTGTAACTTCACCTATGTATAGTCCACTTAAATTATTAATGTTAAGAGCAGTATTTGCTTTTACATCATTACTAACTTTAACTCCATCATGTTTATAACTCATATTATGTTCCTCCATCAAAGAATGTGCTGTTTACTGCTTTTTCTTTCATTGGTGTGCCTACATATTTGTTTTCACTTGTTGGTGCAGGTGCACTACCATCTGTTATTTGTATTAATTGATTCAATACTAATCCAGGATTAGTTAGTGGATCCTTAAATCCTATTAGATTTTGAGTAAACCTTCCACTTTGAAATCTACTTTCTATACTAGTTATCTTGTATACTCCAGTTGAAACTAAATCAACTGGGCCTCTAACTTGTTTTTCTAGTAAATCGTCTGGATTGGGATTATAATTTAATAATGTTATCATTAGAGAATCTGTTGACGGCAATGGTGATTTATCTGTTCCTTGTACATGAGCTCTAAATGTATTACCTTGCCAAAATGGATCTCCTTTTATTTCAATGTTAAAGTTAATCGCATCAGCACTTCTCATTGCTATAGCTCCAAGCCTTTGAGCATATAACGTATCACTATTATCGTTTTCGTTTTTTTGTTGCTCTTCAACACCTAATGGTTTGTCTACATATTGAACTAAATCAATATAGTCAGTCATTGGATTGTAATCAGTATCTTCTAAGTACTTGGTAGCTTTAGTTGGGTTTGAACTGGTGTATTGTTGTCTACCTTCTGAATGATATACTCCATCTAATGGAATTCTTGATGTAACATATAATTGTTCTATGTCAAGACTATAGTTTAGTACCTCGGTATTCATTCCTGAATACAAGTAACTATACGATTTACATATAGATAAGTTTTTTAATCTTTGTTTTTGAAATGCTTGGTTCTGTAATCTTTCTATATCTTTCTTTTTATTCATACTTGCACCAGTGCTATCTGTGTATATACCAATTTTAAATGTAATTTTTTTATGTTCAAGTTGGCCTGTTTTTTCATCTCTTATTCCAAATTTTATATCTAGGTCAACAATTATACTAAGAGTTATTCCTGTTTCTTCATTAACTTTTTTAACGTATGCGGCCCAGGCTGGACAGTTACGTTCAATTTGTCTTTTAATTTCTGGACCTAATGCAGTTGATGCATTAATTGATGCTTCTCTCACATCTGCATCGTCCATAGCATTGGCCATACCAGCGCCTTTGTCTGCGTTAGCTGTTGAACCCCACGCTTTTAATTTTAAACTAAAGTCTCCAATTTGTTCTCCTGATTTAGTGTCTTGAGCTAATATACCAGATATGTCACTAGTTTTATCAAAAAGAATTTCAATTTCTTTTGGCGGTTTAACTCCGTTCTTAACTTCATTAGGATGTAACTTATTAAGTTCAGCTTTATTAAATGCTGTCACTAAACCTTCAGCAAATGCTTGAACTGTATTTACTTTAGGTATAAGCAAATCAACGGTTGTAATTGATTCTACCTGTGCTTGTTTAATCATACTAAATGCAATAATATTGTATCTAGTTCCTTCTGGTCCTGTTTGACTTCTTACTTGATTTATTTTTATAGGATAGAAAAATGCATTAGGATATTTTACACTACCACCTGTTTCAAAATCTCTGCCTAAGAATTCTAATTTTAATACATAATGTTGTGATGGTAAGCTATATGGATTTCCTAGAGACTTTCCAACTTTTAAAATTCTATCTAAAAAAGTAAATCCCAATGGCTCCATAAGATCAAATTGTATAACACCTGGAGTAGTATTACCATGTTCCATTCCTGGTACCACTCTTTGTATCATAGCAAAGTTATCCATTGCAAACTCAGTAGTAACACCTGTCTGTGCTATTATCTTTGCATTGTTATTGTTAATAGCCGCTGTATCTGATCCTTCTAATAAACTTGGATCATTAAATATTTTACTATTAGTAATATAAAAAGTCCATCTGTATGTAGGACTATCAACTGTACTTAACCAGTTTTCTGTTGATAAGTTAAATAAGTTTTTTTGCTTTGCTCTAGCACCAGCTTTTAATGCTTTCTTTTTCAGTGCCGCATCTTCAGCTTTGGCTACTTCTGCATCTTTAATAATTTTATCTTTGTATACAAGTGTTTCGCCATCGGTTTCTAACTTGGCAAAATCAACGTCTTTTGGATCTTTTCCGTTTGCCATTGCTACACCGCTGTCAATCATTTGATCAGTGAACTTATTATTTCTACCTTCCACTTCTGTCATTGACTTTAGTAACTTTTTTGTAAGAGCTGGATTTGATTCTAGATTACCTAAATCAGCATCTGGATCAACTCCAAGGTCTTTAGCAACTTTGTCTACATATGCTGGTGTATTGTTCCCGTCACCTGGAGGTGCCCATCGTGTTATAAGATCTCTAACACTTTTATTATTATATTTTGTATTTGATGTGTATAAATTTTTAGCCGCGGCTCTATAACCATATTCGGGTTTTGAAAAGACTTCAAAGCCTTTGTTATTGCCAACCTTGCCTAACCAATCAGCATCGCTTTTTCTGATGTTAAGCGGATTAAAATTTTTATAATTTAAGTCCATTACGAGAACCTTACTGGAACTTTTATTGTGATACCTTCTTTAAAATCTATAATAGGGTCTTTTAGTTTATCTTGATTAAACAACGAAAACACCCACCATAACTTTGCATTGCCATATAATTCATGTGCTAACAAGTCTGGTTTATTTTGATGTTTTAGTTCTAGTTTAATACTTTTTGTAGAAGTGCTATCAATATCAATAGAATCAATATTTAAATGATCTAAATATTTTTCACCTACTACTTCTGTATTTCTATATAAACTATCTGATGAGTAAGTAGCCATTAAATGAATCCTCCTTTATTTCCACCTTTCAAAAGATGTCCGCCTGAGTAAGTTTGAATATTAAATTCTTTTTTAATATTAGCTGGAGGAAGTTGCGGAACTAAATCTATTGAAGCTAATAATAATGTTGGAACTGTAGTACTTTGATCATTTCCAATATCTACATCAACATAGTCACTGTCTTCAACTAGTGTGTAGTTAAAGTTTCTCATTATTACTGGCACATAACTTGCATGAACAATTCCATATGCACTAAATTTTAAAATAGGTGGTGGTGTTCCAGCCGTCTCTGATCGTTGTTCACCAAAATCACCTTTGGTGCAAGATTTAAAAAAATGTATTGCCGCCGCAGTATATTTTGCTTCTTCTATAGTGTTTGAAGAAAACAATGCAGTAACGTTGATAGTAGGGTTAGCAGTATTCATATAATAATTTTGTTGGTATTGAGATCCTTGTACTTCGTAGGCTCCGTAGTTAGCATTATGTGAAAACTGAATAGTAGGAGTGTAAGGAAATAAAACCCCACCTATTTCGTTTAATGGTTTTAATATGCCAAAATTCATACTAAAAGGTTTACCCTTTTGTTTCATTACTAATTTTACTTTATTTTTAACAGTCATTATTTTAGTCTATTCTCAATAAAAGCAAATATGTTCTCATCAAATTTTCCAAAGAACTGATTGAACGCTTTTACTTTTTCTTGTTTATCAACTTCACTTGCCATAACTTTTCTAAAGTCACTTGCACTCATTCCACCTTGCATAATTGGAGCGACATATACATATCCTCGTTCATTTGCAGTAGGAACTAATTCGTTCATATCTTTTGGTAAGTCGTGTAAGAAACCTTTTCCAGTTTCTAACCTTGCCGCGTCTTTTTGTCCATATACAAGAATAGTAGCAGTATTGCTAGGGTCTTTGCCTACTGCTGACAAGTCTGGTCTATATGGATTTGTCTTAACAATCTTGTCTGCTGGTATGCCAAACATCTTACTCATTATAGAAGACTTTTCATCAAATGTAAAAGGATCTTCTCCATAATTACCGCCTGCATGGGCTTTTTGAGCTTTTTGACTGAAAGTAGTAGCGATAAATACGTTATCGGCACCAAACTTACTTACTAGATGTTTGTAGACATCACGATGTCCTTGGTGCATAGGTTGGAACCTTCCACCATAGAAAACAGCTATATTGTCAACACTTTCTTTTAATATTTCGTTAATTAGCATATTACGACTCTCCGTTACTACTATTTATCAAATTAAAAAACCGGTTGACTTTGGGTAGGGATTCAACTATAATAAGCATATCAAAAGATAGAATTAAGAAATTCTAATATCCGGAAAGATTTAAATGAACAGACCTAAGAGACAGTTTTATTTGACTAATAAGGACTTGTTAAGAGAGATCCACAAAAGTAAGATGTCTTATTGTTGGACTAAAACGGATGAGTTCTCTCATTTTGACATTATTGTTGAAGACATCAAAGATCTTAAAAAACGAACAGTATTAGCAGAAGCAAAACAAAACAGAGCAACACGATTACAAAAACAAGCACACGAAGCTGAAGTAATTAGATGGGAGCAAGGGTTAACTGGTAAAAAAACTAAACCAAGAGTAGCCGACTTTGCAGTTGATGTTAAGAGTATAAAAGATTCTGATGTTGTAGTAAGAGTAATGACATTTGAACACGTACCTTTAGAAAATAGAAAAAACAAACCAAAAACAGAAGCAGACCTTCACGCAAAATGTAACTTCCCACCATTTAAGCATTATGCTAAAGATGATGATAAAAAATGGCAAGAAGTAGGAAGATCACATTGGGAAGGTGGAGTAGATAATGGACACTTTAATGTAGGACATGGAAAGACTAGTGACAATTTAGCTCGTATGTATATCAAGTTATGTGAACGATATAGTATGCGTGGTAACTGGCGTGGTTATACATATGTAGATGAGATGCGAGGACAAGCACTATTACAACTTGCACAAATTGGATTACAATTTAATGAACTTAAAAGTAATAATCCATTTGCATATTATACAGCCGCAATTAATAATAGCTTTACTAGAGTTCTTAATTTAGAAAAAAGAAGTCAAAATATTAGAGATGATTTATTAGAAGAAGAAGGCTTAAACCCTAGTCATACTAGAACTTTTAATGCACAATGGGAAGCTGATCAAGAACGAAGAGAAAAAGAAAAAAACAAACCAATTATACCAAGTCCATTATCAAAATAGGAGACTAAATGATTACAGTAGTATACGGTAGTTATAACGGTACCCAAGATAGCATAGCTTGGTGGTTATGTAATTCTACAACTAAGAACATTGGTCCACAAGTATATGAGTTTTTACCAGACACTTATAAATGGACTGGTCAAGCTGGTCATCGTAGTGGTATGATTTTAGACAGAATTAGACACGAAGAGTATACTGACTGTCATAGACTTATGGAAAATATACGTGGTGACATTATTGCACCAATGCGTAAGTTTGAAAAAGATTATGATATGTTATTGTGGAGTAATTTCTTTGGTAACTTAAAACATCAAGATCAAAAAATAGAATGTGATAAACTTATTATATGTGATCAAGATACTTACGAAGATGCTCTTCATTATGTAACTACTCATGCCTTTGGAAATTTAGACAAAGACGCCATTGATGAGCATAGTGAACTATGGTGGACTGATCACAAATTAGTAAATGACAAGGTAACAGATAATTGGAAAAAAGTATGGTATGACACATACCATCAAAAGATGCATGATGAATTTGATAAAGGTAATCTATTGTATATGTGGCAATTAAATTATATGCATTGGGATGTTAATAGTTTAATTGAAGGTAAAGATATAAAACCAACACTTGAACCTGCAGACAACTTAAAAAGATTATTATTTGAAAAATTACTTGATAACAAATATGGAATTAGAACACATAGCACATTATGGAATAACCCAGGTGCATTATACATACGTGACCCACATTGGTTTAATGATGCTGATAAGATATTAAAATTTTTAGAAATTGAGAGATGCAGTAAACTCACTGAATCACTTGACAAATATAAACATGAGTATATAATAAGACGTGACTGGTTTGATTCATTAGTTAAGAAAACCTTTGCCTAGGAGAATGAATGTTTTTTGATAAAGCAATGATATTTACCGATATCCATTTCGGTATGAAAAATAACAGTAGACATCACAACCAAGACTGTGAAGATTTTATTGTATGGATGATAGATGAAGCTAAGAAACGAGGCATAACAAAATGTTTCTTCTTAGGTGACTGGCATCATAACAGAGCAAGTATTAACGTTAGTACGTTAAATTACACAACAAGTAACCTACGTAGACTCAATGAAAATTTTGAACAAGTAATAATGATTACTGGTAATCACGATTTGTATTACAGAGAGAAACGTGAAATTCATAGTTTGTCTATGATTGAAGATTATAAAAATATAACTATGATTAATGACAAACCTTTAGTTGAAGGTGATGTAGCATTTATTCCGTGGTTATGCGAAGACGAATGGAAGAATCTTAGAAAAATTAAATGTAAATATATGTTTGGTCATTTTGAACTACCAAGGTTCCTTATGAATGCATTAGTTGAAATGCCAGACACAGGTGGATTATCTGTAGACGATTTAGCTGGTCCTGAATTAGTATTCAGTGGACACTTTCATAAAAGACAGCAACAAAAGAATGTAATCTATCCTGGTAACTGTTTCCCACACAATTATGCAGATGCTTGGGATGACGATAGAGGAGCAATGGTATTGGACTGGAATGGTGACATTGAATACTTACAATGGCCAGATGCACCAAAGTATAGAACACTATCATTGAGTAAACTTATTGATGATCCAGACAAGTATCTATCAGATAAAACATACTGTAGAGTAACATTAGACGTTGGTATTACATATGAAGAAGCAAACTTTATTAAAGAAACATTTGCTAAACAATATAATTTAAGAGAGATAGCTCTTATGCCAAGTAAAAAAGAAGAACACACTAATGATTGGAACAAGGGTGTAGATATACAAGTAGAGAATGTTGACCAAATTGTTTTAAACCAATTAGATTCAGTACAAAGCGATACAATCAAAAAAGAATTATTAGTAGACATATACAGAGGACTTGAACGATAATATGTTAAAAATTAAAAACATCACCGTAAAGAATTTTATGAGTGTGGGCAATGTCACACAGGCTGTTCATTTTGATAAACACGGCCTTACACTTGTGTTGGGTAACAACATTGATTTAGGTGGAGATGGTTCACGTAATGGTACAGGTAAAACAACTATTATTAACGCATTAAGTTATGCGTTATACGGAAACGCACTTTATAATATTAAAAAAGATAATCTAGTTAATAAAACTAATAACAAAGCAATGATGGTTACTTGTGACTTTGAAAAAGATGGACTAGCATATAGAATTGAAAGAGGTCGTAAGCCGAACACATTTAGATATTTAATTAATAATCACGATACTACTGAAGGCATCACTGATGAAATGCAAGGCGAAGGTAGACAAAGTCAAGCAGTAATTGAACAAACATTAGGTATGACTCATACTATGTTTAAACATATTGTTGCACTTAACACATACACAGATCCTTTTTTAAGTATGAGAGCTAACGATCAACGTGAGATGATTGAACAACTACTTGGTATTACAAAATTAAGTGAAAAAGCTGATATACTAAAAGAACTTTCAAAAAATACCAAAGATAAGATTACAGAAGAAACTTATAAAATAAAAGGTATTGAAGATGCTAACGAAAGAATTAATAGCAGTATCAAAGATTTAGAACGTAGACAAACACAATGGACACTAAAACGTGATCAACGTTTAACAGAGTCTAAACAAGAAATACAAGTGTTGGAACATATTAATATTGATAATGAATTACAAGCACACGATGAATTTGCAAAGTTTACAGAAAAAAGAAATCAAATAGATACATTAAATTCTGAAATTGCAAAACTTACAACACACATTGAACGTGAAACAAAACGTAGAGACAAAGCACAACAAGATTTAGATCATGCAAAAGATCATAAGTGTTATGCTTGTGGTCAAGAAATACATGATGAACAACATGATAAAATTGTTACAAGTAAAACTGAAGCAGTAAACGAATGTCAAGAGATCATAGACGAAGATGAAAATTTATTAAAAGATTATAGAATAGGATTAGAAGAAATTGGTGAATTGGGTGATGCTCCTAGAACAGAGTACAACACATTAAATGAAGCCTATGAACATCAAAACAAAATAAATCAACTAAAGTATGATTTAACAAATGCTGAAAACGAAGCTAATCCATATGCAGAACAAATTGATTCTTTACAGGCTACAGGATTACAAGAAGTAGATTGGGCAGAAGTAAATAGATTAACAGAATTAAAAGAACATCAAGATTTTTTAATGAAACTACTTACAAACAAAGATAGTTTTATACGTAAAAAGATTATTGAACAAAACTTGCAGTTCTTAAATACAAGGCTTGAATATTATATTACAAGACTTGGACTACCACATGAAGTACAATTTCAAAGTGACTTAACAGTTACAATTACACAACTAGGTCAAGACTTAGACTTTGATAATCTAAGTAGAGGTGAACGTAATAGACTTATACTTGGATTAAGCTGGAGTTTTAGAGATGTATTTGAAAGTATGAATCATCCTATTAACTTATTGTGTATTGACGAACTTGTTGATAGTGGTATGGATACTATTGGAGTAGAGAGTGCATTAGGCATTCTTAAAAAGATGGAAAGAGACAGAGGCAAGAACGTAATATTAATTTCTCACAGAGATGAGTTAGTAGGTAGAGTAGGAAGTGTACTACAGGTTGTAAAAGAAAATGGGTTTACAACATTCAATACTGAAATAGAAGTAATTGACGCATAATGATAGACTGGACTTACAAAGGTGAAGTGGTTACAGAAATTCCAACAGGCGTTGAGGGATTTGTATATCTAATTACAAATACTACAAATAATAAAAAGTATATAGGTAAGAAGTTAGCAAAGTTTAAAACAACTAAACCACCACTTAAAGGTAGAAAAAACAAAAGACGTGGAACAAAAGAAAGTGATTGGAGAGACTATTGGGGTTCTTCAGATCATTTAAATGCTGATGTTTTAAAGCTAGGTGAAGATAAGTTTACCAAGGAAATATTGCATTATTGCCCTAGTAGAGGCGTATTAAGCTATATGGAAGCAAAAGAACAGTTTGATCGCAAGGTACTAGAAACAGACGATTACTATAATGGAATCATTAATGTTAGAGTAGGAAGTTCAAAAATTCTTACAGAACATCTGAAAAAAGGTTGACAACGTTATCAATCTTTGTTATATTATTGAAAATTGGGGTTTTAAGTGCATAAACAGCAAATAATTAAAACATCATATAATTACAAATAACAATCCCAATAAAAAAGCAAAACAGACTTAAAGTCAGACAATTACCGGCACACAACTCAATACTAATATAGGCACCAAGGCTCCGTTTGGTCGGCGTACGTCGACTCACCTTGAGGTCATGTTTCACATGATCGGATACTGGTGTTGCCAAAAAACGTCAATGCACTGATTTGACAAATCAAAAAGATCAAGCTCTCCTGACACTTGGAACTTGAGGATAGTCCGAAGTTGATAATATAGCAACGGATGTTTCTGCGTTAGTAAAGCAGTATGTAATAAGGGTACAGCGTAACCGCCCTTCCTAGGTGCTAATCTAGGTTTACTATATTATTGTGTGTGTGCTTCTCGGTGAAGACCATTATTTACACTTGGCCTGCGGAAGGCGAAGTGTGAATAAAACATCTGGTGAAGTAGCAAGTATTCTACTAACATAAATACTATTACAAATTTTTGCTTTTCTAGACAGCGATAGCTAATACATCGAGTTTGACGTAGTCAAACGAAGATGGTGATGTCGTAGACATCAATTACCTGACAAGCAATGAAAGACATAATGAACTTCGACGACTTTATTACTAAATTCTTACAATGGACTGAAGATACGATAGAAAAGCCTCGTTCTGACTTAGACGCCCAACCTATATGTCCATTTGCACGTAAGGCTAGATTGCAAAAGAAAATCCAGTTCTTGGATGCACGTAACTCTCTAGATGAAATAAAAACATTTGACCAAGAAAAATTTGAGATTGGTATTGCCTGGTTAGGTGATATAGATGATATTGGTCCTGTAGAAAAATTTTGCGAAGATCATATGAAAGCCAATCCTGAACTATTACTTTTTACAAGTACACGTGATAGTGGACATTTTGCAAAAAACTTTACGGATTGTGTATTTGTTCAATTACGAGGTGATATACTTAAGAAACGTAAGTATCTAAAAACTACTAACTATTATGAGAATTGGCCTGCAGAGTATTATAAACTAATTACCGGCGACCAGAAGCCTGTTTAGATTGCTTGTTCAACTCTTCAATCCTACTATTCATTCTTTCAACTAACAATGCTATACTGTTTACGGGCATAGTCATTATGTCTTGATAACTGAAAGAACCTTCAGATCGAATCACTATGTCAATATAATTTGACTCAGTCTTTTCGTGATCTTTATTATAACGTTCAACTATTTTAATGATTTCTTCGGGCTGACGAGAAGCTATCAACCCACGAAAAAATTTGCTACATCCAAGTCTACACCAGTTTTCCATTCATGTTGACATTCTTGACACTTTGCGTTAAACGCAGTTTCAAGACCTGATTCGCTGAGTTCTTCAACTTTAGCTTTTACTTTGTCATAATCACTTTTGGTTATAGTTTGTAACCACTCTTTGATCATTTCTTTGTCAACTATTGTATCGCCGTTTGCATTAACACTACTAATACTATTAGTAATCAATGCTACTGTAAGTTCTGCAATTTCTACAAATGTTTTACCAAATAACTCTTGTCTGCCGGCATCATCTAATTTTGCGTCAGCTAAACTAGCAATCATTTTTTGCTGTTTAATTTGTTGTACTTGCAAAGTAGTTCTATCTTGTAACGTATATGGGTTACAAGTAACCTTAATATCATCTTGTATAACAACTTCTTGATCTGATGTTGTTGATTTTGTATTAGATAACATTGCACTTGCATTGAGTGTTAGTTGGTTTTGGTGTTCGCATTTTGGACATTTAACATCTATATCAATGTCCTTACCGAAACTTGCTTGTCTAATTCCAACCAGTATTACTAATAAATCACTGACCGGCATATTATTTGGATCTTTAATATCCGGACAACAACTTTTAATTAGACTTACTGTGGCTTCTCCGTTAAACAGAGCATCCGGTGTCTTGGTTATAAGTTCATCCCTTGCTGTCATTGCATATACTGCTAGTTCGTTATCTGCTGATAATGTTGGTTTATCTTTATAGAATCTACCACCACTTGGCAAACTTACGTACATATTTGGTTTTCTATATGCTTGAATTAATGGGTTTGTCATTAGTTTCTCCAATTTATACATTATAGTATACTTTAATGAATACCATAAATACTGTATATTACAAGTGTATTTATACGAATTAAAACACCAGAAAACGAGCTATGCAAGAATATTTTGATAACCTAGTAAAAAACTATCCTTGGGCAACTGAAGAAGCCTTAGATATGTTAAATTCGGAATTAACCGAAGGCAATATGACAATCGCTAAAGTAGCGGCAATAATAGGTGATGGCTCAAAAGCAATACAAGTATCTAAAGCAAAAGATAAATCAAAAACAGCAGAAGAAAAAGCAAAAGAAAACCAAGATAAAATTGATGGAATAATTAAAGATACAGGCGGCACTATTAAAGGACTTATGGCAAATGCTCAACCAGCAAATGCTATTGCAGAATTATCACATGAAGTAGCCAAGATAGCATATAACACTGGTGCAACAATTGGTAACTTTATGGGACCAGCAGTAGGAAAATTTGGTAAAGTGTTAAGAGGTGCAACTACCGCAGGTGGTAAAGCAATAGTAGCAACAACTGGTATTGGTGTAGTTTATGCAAAACTCTTAACTGAACAAGACAAGTATGCAAGGCAATTAATTAATTATGGTTCAGTAGTATCAGATATAGATATGTATACAACATTAAGATCTTCTATTAGAAATTTAGGAATGGGATTTAAAAAATATGCAGACGTAACAGAATCAGCCTTGCCGTTTATTACAGCATCAGAAGGTGACGTATTCAAAGGGCAGGTAATATTAGCAGAGTTCTTAGAAGATGTATCTACTAACGAAAAATTCTCTGACTTTGGTATGACAATACAACAACAGACACAATTTCTAGCACAAGAAGCAGAAACACTTTATCAATTAGGAGAACTTGATAACATGAAATCTAAAAGTCAAGATATACTAATTAATTCATTTGAAAAAGCAAACAAATTAGGATTGTTTTTAGCAGACAGTTTAGGACAATCACGAATGGAAACACTAAGACAAAGAGAAGAAGCACGTACTACAGTAGACTTTCAAACAGCTATACTACAGAATGCTCAATATTTAAACGAAACACTAGGTGCTAATGCTATAAAAAATATTACGGCGGCAAAAGGTTATTTTGCTCCATTAATGAATGCAACAATGGGTGAAGAGTTTAAAGAAGCATTTGGTAAAGCAGTAGAAGGTACAGTAGGTGATATACAATACGACCAATCAGCAATTAACAATATTCCACAAGATTTCTTAGATAAACTACAGGCAGTAGGACCAGGGGTTGCACAGATGTTTGTAAAAATGGTAGAAGATACATCCACAGGAAAGATTACATCAGAAGCAGAGGCAGTAGCAAGACAACGTGAATTTGTTAAATTAATAAAAAAACAATTACCAAAATTATCAGCAAACAGTGAAATTCTTACTTGGGCTAATACAGTAATTGCCGGAGCGACTATAGTTCCAGATAGTTTTACAATGGCAGATTTAGATAAATTAACATCTCCTACTTTTTATAAAGAACAAACAGAACAAGCAGATTCTACAATTGATGCAATAGATAACTTTTCTGTTACATTTCAAAATATACAAGAAATGTTAACACCGGGTTTTGCTACAATTGGTAACTCAGCAGAATTCTTAACAAAGAATATGTTAAGATTTGGTAACGCAGTAAGTGGGTTCTTTGGCGGTAGTGATAGGTTTAATGAAATTTATAATGAACAAACAGATAGAGTTTTAAACGAAACCCTTGCAAAAGTAAACGAAAAAAATATAGATTCTTCATTAACTATTGCAAAACAAAATATTGATAGTTTTGAAAAAGAAAAAACTATGATGAACGAAATGTTAGAAGAGGCAGAAAATGAACTTGAAGATGGAGCAGATAAGACACTTCAAGTAAATAATATAATGCAAAAGATAGAAACGTTAGATAAATCAATAGAAATATATGCAAGGTATCTAAAAGAATTAGAAGATAAAAAGAAAACATTTGTGTTTAGAGAAGCAGAGGCAAAACGTTAATGGCAAAGACAACTAACATACTATTACCAGATGGAAGTACGATACAAGTACCTGCATGGGCTACAGAAACCACATTGGTTGGAATGGCTCAACAAATGCAACGTACAAACGTATTGACTAGCGAAATGTTAAACGGTGTTAAAGAGATGTCAGACATGGACGATGAAGTAATTGAAGCTATAAACAATACTATTAATGCAGTAAAAACAAACGCAGAAACAGATTTAAATCAATCAAAAGAAAGTAAACGAGGATTAGTAGGTGCAGTAAAAGCAGTAAACAATACAGCAACATTCTTTGGAGATGCAGAAAAACCAATGAGTAGTATGGTTGGTGCATTAAAAACGTTATCAAAAAATATGGATGGTCCTAATGGAAAAGGTGGATTAGCCAAACTAACCAAGGCTTTGAAACTAGAAGGATTTATGAAAAGATGGGGCGGAGCAATGGATGTTGCGGCTGATGTTGCACTAGCCTGGGCAGGTTGGAATGCGGCCAAGTTTGAACAGTTTGCAGAAGTACAACAAAAAATGATAGACAGTGGTTCTATATTTTATGATAGTGCAGGTGAGTTTGATAAACTGTATGAACAAAGTTTTAGATCAGGTGTAACCTATAATGCGTTTGCAGATACAATATCTAATTATGGATCAACAATGACAGCATTAGGCGGAAACGTTTCAAAAGGTAGTAAAAAGTTTATAGGAATGTTTAAACAGTTAAGTGAAGTTACAGATGACATGGGTGACTTGGGTATGCAGAATACTGAGTTAATGAATCAATATGCGGCCTACTTAGAAATGGCACGTATAACAGGACAAATAGATTCAAGGTCCATGGAAGAACAAGGTAGAGAACTTGGAAACTCGTTTGCTAACCTTGTAGTTGAATCAACTGCTCTAGCTAGTCTAACAAAATTAAATAGAAACCAAGCACTAGCGGCACAAGTATCAGCATTAAGTGATGTAAGATTAGCGGCCGGTACTAGTATATTAAGAGGACAGGGTTTAGAAGACCAAGCTATATCAGTAGAAAATATTCAAAAACAACTTGCATTAATTATAGAAGGAGCTGAAGGTCCAGGAAAACAAGCATTTGAAAATCTAGGAGAAGCAATTAATATAGCAACAATGTCATATTCAAGAGACATTGGAAACTTTACATTAGAAGGATTCTTAGATCAAGGGACTCTAGCAACATTACAAACAGTGGCTCCAGGATTAACAGATGCAATAGCAATGAAAGTTAGAGAAGGAACACTAACAGGTGAAGGTGTAAACAATTTCTTAATGAATGAAATAAGCAAAATTGATACCACAAAACAATTTTCAGCATCAGCAGAAGGATATGGTAAAGAAATTCAAGGTATTCAGTCAACTGTACTTTTATTTAATAAAGACTTTAAAGCAGTAATTGGTAAAAACCAAGAAGAAATTAAAAAACTTAATGAAGAAACAAAGAAAAAATTAGAAGCGGCAGGTACTACAGTAGAAGCAATGAACGATGCGGCTAAAATGTTTTTAACTGCTCAAGAAGCAATTACATTACCAATTAATAAATTAAGTGCTGGCGTCGAATCAGTATCACAATGGTTTGAAGAAAATTCAACAATGATAAAGAATGCCTCTTCAAAGTTCTTTGGACAAACTGCTGAAGATTTAGAAAATGCCGACAAAAATTCTGACAAGGATAGTACTCCTAACAGTAGCGACAGTGATGCAGTTAGTAGTGCTCCTGGTAATGGAATGTTACCAGAGAGTTATTATGGTCATCATCTGGAAGGGCAAAGTCATGCAGTAGTTAAACCAATAGACATGATACCTGTTGCCAATAGGTCGAAAAGCGATCTAAAAAATGATTTGACAAAGTATGCAGATCATGTTAAACTATTAGAAAATAGTGTTGTTGCTAATAAAGAACTTCAAATAAAACGATACAAAGAGCATATTGAACTAATTAAAGCAGAAATAGATGCTAAAGAAAAGAT